GCACCACCACCACGCTTGGGGGTGCTGGAGGTCTTCACGGGCTCTTTCGCGCCCAGCGAGGAACCGTCGAGCTTCGCGCCCATTGCGATGCGTTTATGGTAAGGCACGTCTTGGCCCATTTGGGATTGATCAGAAGTTGCCATTTTGGCCTCCGAGGGATTGTTGCGCGCTTTGCTGCGCGGTGAGTGCAGTTTGCAACTGCTCCTGTTGCAGAATCTTCGCGTCTTGCGTCAATTCTGCGGATTTGATACGCTCTTCGGTCAGATTGTCCGAGGCGTTGAGTGCGATCTCGATCTGCTGCTGGCGGTTCTTGTGCAGCGCGTCCTGCTGCAAACGCTTCTCGGCAAGTATCGTGTCGGCCTGATCCTTCATCTTGCGACGCTCGGTCTCGGCCATCGACGTGTCGAGAATCACCTTGTCCGCTCCATCCATCTGCGGCTGCGGCTTCATGCTCTCCATCTGCTTCATCATCTGCTGGATCGCTGGCATCACCTTCGTGAAGCCCTCTTTTACGTCCATCATCGTGTGCTGCGACGCCAGCGCGTACAGCTTGTCGATGTCCCCGGTGATTCCCGCGATGTCGTAATTCGCCACCGGCTTGCCCAGCGACTCCTCGACGTAGCCGTTCATGTGGCCAAGATACCAGAGCATCAGGTGCTGCTTAAGGTGCTCCAGCGCGTTCGGCAGGAACTGCTGCGCAATGATCGGGTTGCCGCCCAGCATCGGGTTCAGCGCGAAGTCCAAGTGCGCTTGAATGTGCGCCAACTGGTTCTGGTGCGGGTACGCGAAAGCGGCACGCCCAATGGCCATTGCTGCGTTTTCCTCGGCTGCATTGATCTCCATGGGCTCGGCGGTCGCGGGCATAAGTTCGGTGACGTTCGGCACCTTCATCTGCTTCAGCGCCCGCTGCACCACGGCACGACGGTCGAACAGATCCGGGTGCTCCTTCATCAGCGCCATCACCGCCTGAGTCTGCGCCATGCGCTGAGTCTCGGAGAAGATGTGCGGGTCCGACACCGGAATCACGTCCGAATTGCGGTTGAAGTCCTCGCGCTTGATGTCCAGCTCTTGCACCATGTCGCCCCGGTGCATCTCGTCGAGATACCAACGGTTCAGGCGCTGCAGGACCTTGAGGACGCGTGATTGCGAGTCGTGCAGTCGGGCGTGAATTGCTGAGAACACTTTCGAGCCTTGCTCGATCAGCGCCTGTGCGGTTCCGACTGGCATGTTGTTGCCCGCATCCGCGATCTTTTCCTCGGAGGTAGTCACCACGCCTTTTGCGGCGTCGGTCAGGAACCCCACGAGCTTGAACAGCGTTTCGCTCGGTGGGTTGAAGGGCATTGGCATCGCGATCTTGCGGATGTCGTCCACGCCCGGTGCACCCTCGATCTCGGTGATCTGCGTGACTTCTACGTTTTGGCTCTGGCCCGAGATCTTCGCGCCTTTGAGCTTGAGCATCGTGGCGGCGTTGTTAATGTGTGCCGTATCCAGCAAAGCGCGCAAGCCGCCAGTAATAGCAGCAGAAAGACCGCCGATGAGATGCGGGAGTCCGATAGCATAAGCGCCTCGCCACGGTATGAATTTAAATTCGATCAACCAGTCGAGCTTGGCCATCGTCACGTCGCCCTGCTCCCAGTTGCGGTACAGGCCGACGATCTCGGTGTTCTCCTCGTCGATCATCATGATGTACGGGGCCAGCTCCCCTTTCGAGTGCGAGTCGTCCTCCCACTCCATGAAGGCGTACACCACGTAGACGCGGCGCGTGCCGTCGATGTTCTCCTGCCACTGCTTGCCCTCGATCTTGTCGTTCGCCTTCTCGGGACCCGTCGATACAGGCTCCATCGAGGCACGCACGATCGAAATGTCACGGTACAGCCCCGAATTCATGCGCGACTCGAATTCCTGCTGCGTGATGTCCTGCACCTCGGTCACGCGCTGCGCGGTGTAGAAGTTCGCAGCGGAAAAGGGCAGTATGATGTTGTCGATCGACACGAACTCGGCGCAAGGGCGCTTTTTGCGGTCGTCGTACCACAGCTTCAGGAACTGGGAACCGCCCAGCGGCAGCTGCGTGAGCATTTGCTCCTGCTCGTCCCGGAACTCCTGAATCTGCTCGGTCAGCTGCCAATTCATGAAGTCGCGCTTGCGCTCGGCCCGTTTCTCGTCCTCGTCGCTCACGTCGCCGATAATGTTCGTGCGCACTGGACCGTCCGGCGGAAACAGCTCTTTAATGGCACGCGATTCGAAGTCAATACACGCCTCAGCCATCACCGGGTGCACCACACGCGATGCGCCTTGGAACTGTGCGCCACCGGGGGCGTCGTTGCCCATGCCCGTGCGCTTAAGGCCTTCCTCGTACTGCTTATCCCGCTCTTTGCGTGCCTCTTTGTCGTTCTCGATCAGTTCGATGTACTTGAGTGCGATCTTGGACAACTCCCACTCGGGCATTTCCTCGGCCATGTTGCTGTAGAAGTCTTGGTCCTCCTCCGGACCCTTGAACTCCTCCATCCGCACAATAGCGGAACCGTCCGGCTGCTCTTCCACCTCGGCAAATTCGTCGTCCAGATCGACGATCAGGCCTTCCTCGTCCTCGGGTCCAGCGGGTGCCGCCATCGGGTCTTGCATCTGGTCTTGTGGGAATTCAGTCGCCATGGGTCGTTATCCTTTTGGTGCTACATTGTAACACGGCTTAGTCCTCGAATCCATATTCGCTGATGTCGCGGGCTGTCCGGATCAGGTCTTTGTACATATCGGGGTTCTCGCGTTTGATCTCCCGCAGCGGCCCGCGCATCGACATCACCGGCTCGTCAATGCCGCTGTTGATCAGGTTGCTCAGGGCGTGTGCTGGCGTCATGGACTCTTCGCCTAGATCCGCAACGAACTCTTCGGGGTTGCGCATTGGGTTCAGCATATACATCACGTCGTCCTCGTCGTACCCGAGCTTCTCGAGCATTTTGATGGTGCCGTCCTCGTCGAGTCCCTTCTTTGCGAAATGCGCGATCAGCCCCTGCAGCGTTTGTGGCATGGTGGGCATAGGCGTCGGTACCGATTCGACGGCTTTCGCCACGTTGCCAATAGCACCGAGGCCAGTCATGTCGGGCAGTGCACCACGCAGCGCTTGACCCGCCGCCGTCTGCAACACCTCGCGTCGCGACACCGGGGTCTCGGCGATCGATTTGAGCGTGGACTTGGCCGCGCCTTTGCCCGGGTCGACCGTCACCGTCTTCTCGGTGATCGCCGGTGCGCCTTTCAACTCCTGCTGCATCTTCTCGAGCGCTTTGGTGTCGAGGTTCGCCAGCGGAAACGCGGGCTTGGACCCAAGGCCGAATAGCGAGCGACGCCCGAGGTCCGGCTTGTCGGCGACCTTCACACCCTTTCGCGCCATCTCCGCTTGCATCTGGTCCAGCGTCTTCTTGGCCGAGCCGCCTTTGTTGAATCGCTTCGGTGCAGCACGCATCGACTTGCGCGACGTCTCCGGCGCTTCCTCAAAATCTCGGCGACGCGTGGCGGTCATCGGGTCGTACGGCTTGGAACGGCTTTGCAGCATGTACTCGATCGCCATTTGCCGCAGCACCGGATTTGGGTATTGCGCCTCGAATTCGGCGATTGCTCGGCGGTTCGCCTCCTCGGGGCTCACTGGCGGCGGTGGTGCGGCTACGCGTGGGGGTGCGCGTCGGGCCAATTCCGCATCTTCGCCCTCGTTGAGTGCACCGGACCGGAACAGCATGCCCAGCGGCACTGCACTGCGCACACCGGCGAACAGCGTCGCGGCGTCGATTGGGTCGACGCCTTGCAGGAACTCGTCGATCGGATTACTGGGCATAAGGGTTCCCCTTTGGGCGGTATTCGTCGTCCACGTACTCAGTGTCGGGCGCGACTGGGTCGATGTTGAGGAAGCCCATGTCCTTGAGCAGTCGCAGCGCTTGCGACAGCGTGTCGGTCAGGTCGTCCCGATCTGAATCGGGGAAAGAGCACACTTGGCTAATCAGCGGCTCTGCCCAATCGCGAGGCTGACCCTTGTGCACGACCGATTCGGGGATGTAAACACGACCGTGGGCGATGATGTTGGCCACCAGATGCAAGCGCTGGGTCTTGTCGGCGCGGCCCGGGTTGTAGGCGCGGACCGGGATACCGGCACGCTGCAGGTCTTGGATGATCGAGATGCCCGAGGCTTTGTCCTCCACGAGCACCATGTCCACCTTTTTGCCCGGTTCGCCGTAGATCGAGCCGTACTCGTCCACGATCTTGGGACGCAAGTCAGGATACGAGAGGAAGTCCTCCCACGCGTCGATGAGCATGGCGCACATGGGCGAATCGTCGTTGGGTCGAAACACGCCCCACACGGTGCACGCGGTCGGGTCGTTGATGGTCTTGTCGGTGTACGCGCAATCGTAGGACTGCACCACGTACAAGAAGTCGGGAAATGGCTTTTGCGCGTCCCACAGCCGGAACCATGAGCGTTTGACGATGCCGTAGTCCTCGGGGTCGATCACCTCGGCGTACAACTCCTGCCGCCCGATGCGTGTGCCCTCGTACTGCGACACGATTTCGTCGCGAAACGTGGGCGCGAGGTTGTTGAAGTTCTCGTGTGTGGTGCCCGTGGTGACGAACACGCGCTCGTCCGCGATCAGTCGCCGCACGATTGGGATGGGCTTGGGCGTGGTGGTCACGCACACCCGGGGGCGCTGGCCCAGACGCAGCCCGAACATGAGGTTGGACCACATATCCTCGGCGTTGCGGAACTTGGCAAGCTCGTCCACCCAAGCGAGGTCGTGCTGGGGACCGCGCAGCGTCTCGGGGTCGTTGTCCGAATAGATGGTCGCAATCGCGCCATTTGGCCACTCGAGTCGCCGCTTGGATGGCACAAATACCGGTTTGCACGAGGGGTGCGAAATGGCGAGGATGCCCGATTCGCCCTCTACCATCACGTCCCGGGCGTCGCCCGCATCCTCAGCGATCAGCGCGATGCGACCGGCAAGCTTGTTTTCGACGTGGTAGCGCACGAATTCGGCACCACAGCGCGTTTTACCCCAACCCCGTCCGGCGAGGATGAGCCACGTGGTCCAGAACTGCTCGTCCACCGGGGGCAGCTGGTTTGGTCGCGCCCACGAGGGCCAATCGTAGAACAACTCCAGCGCCTCGCGATCCGTCAACTCGGACACGAATTCGTGGAAGTTGTGCGGGTCCAGCGCCAGCGCGGACCGCTTAATCTTCCGCTTTTGATTTCTGCTGTAAGCGCTGGGCGAGTCGATCACGGAGTCCCTCGATATTGATGTTCGAGTCCAGCTGGCCCGACACGTTCATGTTCACGTCTTTCGCACGGAACTTGGCGTCGTACCCCATCAGCGTGAACTGGAGCAGCCCGTCCGAGAACTTGCGCACGGTGTCGGTCCGGATACCTTGGTAAAACACCGGCTCCTCGTGTCCGATCACTGCGCGGCGGTAGGCCTCGGCACGCATCGTGTCGACCATCTCGTCCTGAATCGACGTCATGATGTTATCAAACAGCTTGTGCTCGTGCCGCCATTTTTGCATTGTGTCGCGCATGATCCGGGCGCTGGTGTACGCGTGCCGCAGCGAGAATTTCGCCTCGGGCGGACCGTCCCGGAATTCGGCGATCATCACCAGCATCTTGTAGGCTTTGGTCTCCTCGTGCCTTTGCAGTTCGCCGACGGCTTTGGCAGTCGGGTCATTGCAGGTCAGCGAGTGCGGCATGTGCGACGAGTCGCTCATTGGGTAACGCGCACGATCGCGCTGGATCGCGTCGAGGAGAGCGGTGACCGGCACTAGAGCACGGCGCTCGTACTCCGAGAGCGTTTCGGCACCAATCTGGTCCAGCGTGGTAAGGTCGTCGTAGAAGGACATGCGCGAATTAGAACACGGATGGTACACCCAATGCAAGTCTCGCGTGTTTGACCCGATAGAGGAGGAGGGCGGGGTTATAAGACACCCCATTGAGCATGACTCCGAGTTATAACGCTTTCATGCGCGTACACGAGGCACCTCCCGTGAAGTCCTAAGTGGTGGTGGAAGGGTATTCGACGTCTGGAAGCCCCCTCGTGTTCCACAATGATGGAACAGCGATGGAACGCGCCATAGGCTCACAGGCCCCGTCCGGCGCGGGTTTTGAGACACACAGCCCGTGTACCATCGTTCCATCATATACCCATATATATTTAACCATGCCGTTGACAGGGCAATACCCCCGCGTGCGTGTGTAACAATGGAACACCGGGTCTTTTTTCGAATGGGAGGAGCGTTCCATTGTGCGTTCCATCTTGATGGAACAGTGGAACAGTGCTTTGGGTTCCACTGGCGTCGTGGGGGTACGACGCGTACTCGAGCGCATTGCACGCCGAGAACTCGATTACACCACGACTTCGGCCAGCGCTGCAAGTACGTCCTCGGTGCTACAACTGCGCCGCTGCAGTACGACGGCGTACGAGCGCCACTCGGCTTGGGTCCAGTCGCCCGACACCGCGTCGGCTGCGTTGTGCACGAACACCTCGTCGCCCACTTGGACCACGAGCCACGTGTTGCCGCCGTGGGTTCGGTGCCGGATCGCCCAATAGCGCTGGCCGGTGGTCCAGTGCGGGAGCCGGACGGTCGTGTCGGCGCGTACCGGGAAAGCATCCAGCACTTTTAGCTCGATCCACCCCCGCAGTGCCCACGGGCGCAGCGCTTGGCCGTGCTGGGTGGCGAAGTACAGGTCCGGCGTGTCCTTTTTCACCCGGTTCTCGACGCGCTCGAGCAGCGCGACGTGGCCCACCTTGCGGACGAGCCAGTCGTACAGGCGTTGTTCAGGCTGGCGCATGGGTCCTCCGATACCTCTCCGAGCCCTTCCTTGGGGTCTCCGTTGCGCTGGAAGATATAGTACCGGTATGGTAATAGCTTAGCATACCGCGAGGCCCTCCACGAGGCACCCGTTCACCACCCGCTGGCCCGGTTCGAGCCACTGGGGCTCGGGTCCAACGTCCGCCCAGCCCGCTCGGACGACAGCGCGGGTGTCCACGGGGAAGCCCGAGGTCCAGTCCCAGACGGGGTCGGCGAATTCGGCCAGTGGCCAGCGCAGCAGGGGGCCGGAGGGGCGGGGTCCACAGACTTTGGTGTACCTCATTGCAGCACCTTTGCCCGCAGCGCGTTGGCCAGTCGCATCGCGGCCACGCCCGGGTTGGGCGCACCGGTGAAGATGGCCGGATCGACGCCGTATTTCGCGCACAGTCCGAGCCGCGCTTCGCGGGTTTTGTGCAGCGCGAGCAGCTGGGCCACCAGATCCGGGGTCCGGGCGGGCTTCGGAGGGGTCGCGGGGGCCTTCCTTGGGGTCTCCCGCACGCTTGCGGGGGCGGGTTGGGGCTTGGATAGCGGCGCGGGTCTCGGGACCACCGGGAGCCTTCCCGTGGCCAGTCCGTGGACGATCGTCACGCCCGATTCGGTCGTGTAGCTCGTGCC